TTTTGCTTTGACGGCAGGGTGTGACAGGAAGCCTGCGGCTTCTTGGTTCACGATGCCATTGTCTTCTTCGACCAGCTTGACCAGTGCGATGATGTCTGCCCAAGTCAGTGAATCAACGTCTGTGCCGGATGAAATATCCAGATTGTTGATGCCTGCTGTATTCAGGATGCCGGTCGGTTGACCGCCTGAACCTGAACCGTTAATGGCATAGAACTCTGTCCGGTCTGCGGCAGAGGCCAGAAGGTCATTGCGGATGATTTGCTCAATCGCAGGGACACTCTCTAAAATTAGGAGTCTCGACATATCCACGAAGCTGCCCATTGTGCGCGGCTGGAGGACAACTCCACCATCTGTGCCAGCACCATCGGTTACATCGGCAAGTTCTTCAACAAAAGCGGCATTTGCGCCTGTTGCCAGTTTCGGCATCTTAATACGGCTGGTCAGACCAGACATATAAGTTGTGCCAAGACCGCCAAGCACTTGACGTGCGCGGAGTGCTTCGATGAACATATCGCCACGATGCTCGGTAGGAACGAAGTCATCGAAAACAACTTCTGAACCTGAACCACCGGTTGCGGCGGTGGAAAGCGGCCCACGTTGCGACCAAGCAAAATCAGGAACATATACGCCTTCAGCTTCACGACCAACACGCTTGGTGATTTCGTCGTTAATTTCACGCTCGAAGCCAGCTTTACGCCAGTCACCAGTGATTTGGGCTTGAACCATCCGACCGAGTGAGTATTCACGCTTCTCTTTAATAGGAGCGTCGATTACTGCGGCAGGAGTGTCAAGCGGCTTTTCATCACCGATTGCGTCCAGAAGTTGACCACGGAACTGGTCAACGGACAGACCGTTGCGAATGGCCTCATCACCGAGGTCACGCTTGTTGTGTTTGGAAGCGATTGCGATGATTTCGCTATCGTTCTTCCGTGCGGCTTTGACAGCTTCAGCCTTCGCCGCGTCAAGGTCGATACCTTGAGTTTCGATTTTATCAGACATTTCAATCTCCTTAATATCTGAGGGTTGCAAAGGTTCGGAAACTGACCGCCCAACGCCGACCAAACTTGACTGGTCGCTCGGAATTGAAACAATCGAAATTTCCATTGGCGTAGTTTTAACACGAACAGTATTATCCGTATCGCCTTCACGCTCAACGCGACCATCAATACGATAGCCGACTGATATGTTCGCTCTGATACCATCACGAACATCGTCAAAGACTTCAGAGGCCATTGCACTTTTTCCAAAGCGCACAATAGCACGAAGACGACGTGCTTCCTCATCCATCTCAACTCCTTCAACTACGCCAATCTGCTTCGTCATATCGTGGTCAAGCAGTAAAGGGGCGCGGCCTGAATTAAGAAACTCTAGGTTCATGCTGTCGCGTGAATGGTCAATAACTTCCATTCCAAAATCGCGTTCAACAGGTTCTTCGCTGGATACGCCAACACGAACCATTCTAGTATCTTCATCAATAAAACGGTCATCATCAAAGTAATGACCACGCTTGACCATATCAGTCCGGTCAAGTCGTTCCATATCCAATTCTTCGTCCTCATCGTGATAGGGACGTTCCTCGGCCTCTGGCATTGATTTGCCAAAGGTAATAATGTAGGCATCGTCAGTTTCCTCGACGTTCTGAATATGCCTCTTTTCAACAATCTCTGTCATTTCTCTTTCCTTCGACGATAAGGGATGTCCCGATGGTAGCAAATCTGTATCGTGTTTGCCACCCTGAAATCTGCCGTTGCGTAATGCAAATAAATATGAATTTACTCTGGCGTATGCCCAAGCCTCAGGCGATTTCACCGATGGCCTGACGCTCTGCGGATTCGTTTTGTATGCACCTATTCCGCGCTCAAAGACTGCCGCAAGCGTTCTGACATTGGTTCTTTTGCTCGGCGTATCTCCATATTCCTCATTGTGGTCATCTGCCTTCTTCCGCAAACCCTTTTGAACGGCCTCGGATAAATCGGAGAAACCTCTCTCATCATCCTTTTTGCCCTCTAGCTTTTTGACAAGTTCCAGAACAACATCTTTCATTCCACGTTCGCCAAGTGTGCCAATAACGCCCCACTTCATTTGTGCGACAACACCGGCTATGTTTGACTTATTAGGCTCGTCACCATCCTTGAACTGCGCTCCATCCTCAAAGTGTCTAGCCGCCCAAGCCTCACGCTCTTTTATCCAGTCTAATGTGCCTTGAGTTTCTTCACCATCTCTGGCCTTAGTCCAAAACTCAAATGCCTCATTACCGCGAATGTTGCCACCAGTCTTCCAGACCTCGTTGTTGTTCTCTTTAACGGAAACAGCAAAGTCATAATCAAATTGCGGATAATTGCTATTCCGCAAACTGATTTTCTTGTCTTCGCCTTTGGTCGGGAAATCAGTCGCCATCTTCAGCCCCATCAACATCTGCCTCTGTCGGCAGTTTATTACCAAACGGTTCAAACGCCAGCTTCAAGCCATAGCGTTCTGCCATCTCTTTGTCCGATTGTATCTGTGAGAATACATCCTCAACATCGCGCCCATAATTGGCGGCAATATCTGACAGGCTCACCATACCATTTGAGACTGCCGCAATGTTGGCGTTAATCTCACGTTGCGGGTCAACCCACGCAAATCCACGACCACGGAATACAACGCTCTCTGCAAACTTGTCATACTTATCAATCGGCAGAGGAATATCTCCGGCAGTCATTGTGTTCTCTAGCCACGCACGGAATACCGGTTCGCAGAAATGTTGAATTAAGAATGACTGCAATACTTTGTAATGGTCACGCTCCTCGATTGTGCCTTGGCGTATTGATGAATAACTAACACCGGTCAAGTCATTTGATAGACTTGTGTAACTGACATTCAAGCCAGACGCGATGCCGCGCAAAATGGCTTTCTGGAACTCATCGAATGTTGTTGTCGGGTGGTTCGGGTCAATCAGTTTCAAATCCTGACCTTCCGGCAACTGGAATATGCTTGCCGGTTCAAAGTCAACAACCGGCATATCACCCTCAGTCTCATCATCACCAACAAAATCTTCGCCGGTCGGTGATGTCAGAACCGCAAACTTAGATGCGGCGGCTCTAGCGGCGATAAGACTTGCCTCGGCAAAACCGTCCAACATTTTAAGGCCGGTTATGGCTGGCGACATAAATGGCTCACCACGAGTTTGATGCGTCCGTGTCGGCATAAACAAGTGTATCATTTCATCTGCCGGAACACGGATATGCTCACGCGATTTAGGTGTTGTGAAAAAGCTGTCATTCGGATGACTGGTCAAAACATAATATGCAACCGGCCTATGGAAGCTATCCAACTCAACGCCCATACGGATTTCATTGCCATTATCTTCATTGCGTCCGTTCTTCTGGTCGTCAATTAAGTCGGCCTCGATGAACTGCAATGTAAAGTTATTTCTGAAGCGGCGATTTCTAATCTTCTTGATAAAGACTTCGCCATCTCGTGCCAATGTTTCAACAGCAATGCGCTGACAATCAAGCCAGCTTAATCTTCCGGTTACATCTGCATTTCCAAGTTTGCCCCAAGCGATAAATGCGTTTTCAACTATCTGGTTGCCAGCCGCGTCCAATCCTCTATCTGGATTTCTGGCTCGGACTTGTGTGTTGAAACCCTTTTCACCGACAACATTGGTTTTGATTAGGTTTAGGAATCTCTTGGCATATTCATTATTACGAGCAAGGTCACGGCTTCTATTACGCAAAACCGGAAGGGCATTTTTTAGTTCACTGTCCGAGGAAAAACTACTCGCCACAAAGTCGCCATAAAGACGACCACTGTTTGCACCCGCATAATTGCGATACAGATTTTTATACTTTACCTGTTTCGGCTTTTCGGAGCGATTGAGAAAATCTAAAATGCCCATGATTAAAACCTTCCAAGAATTGTCGATTTAGTTTTTCGACCATGAGTTATTCGCTCTTTCTTCTTAATCTCATTAACTTCACGCCGATAATAGTTGCGCCATTCCAGCAACTCATCAATGCCAAGTTTAGTCAGTGACCGGCCTTGGATTGAATAGCTTGATACATCGCTGTCGGCCTTGCCCTCTAATATGCTTTCAATTTTGCCAAGCATAATTTCAGCGTGGTGGCGAGGGTCAACATTATTGTCATAGTCTGTTGAAACCTTAATCTGTCCACGGTCAACAACGATACGCTCGTTGTCGCTATTTCTTTCAATCTCTAGCTGATAGTGATAGCTACCGACCGTATAGTTTGAGCTGGTATCTGATGGGACTGCGAACAAATAATCATCATCTGACGCACTCGCGGTAATAATAATCTCCGTGCTACCGCCGGTCGATATTCTGGCAACGAGCCGCATAGTGTGTAGTGAGTTTGAGTAGTCGGATGAAAACTCGGTAATCTTAAACTGGATAAAATCACCGACAAAAACTTCTTCGGGAACACCAATCGGTGCATTTGCGGCATCGAATAAATTAGGCACGGCAAGCACCTCCGGTAAAATAATTTTGCTTTCTGTCTCGCGCTTTCACTCGCTTGGAATGTTTGCCTTTACGCCGCACCTTCAGCTTCTCTCGCTTCGCAATGACTTTGAACTTCTGCGCCACTATCGCCAACCTTGCACAAAATTGCCAGATTTACGCGGCGTTTGTCGCCGTTTCGGTCTGGCCTTCTCAATATCAACATCCTTCACGCCTGACTTTGCAGACCTTTGTGCAAGCATATTAACTGATATTCCCAAGATATTCAATGCCGCTAGTGCATAGACGCGGCAGTCAAGTGCTTCATTGCGTGGGCGCACTTTTACCCACTCT